TACACAGAACCATTCCTAGCATTAAAGCCAAATGATCAGCGTGCTATAATCGAGCAACTGTTGGGTATTACTTTATTGAGTGAGAAAGCCGAAGCACTCAAAGAGCAGAGTAAGGCTACAAAGGACGCCATACAACAGGAAGAAGCCAACATCAAGGCAGTGGCTGATGCCAATAAACGTATTGAAGAACAGATCGAAGCCACACAGCGTCGTCAGATGTTGTGGCTAACTAAACGCAAGGATGATGTTTCTAAATTACAAATCGCATTAGATGAATTACTTAAATTAGATATTGACGCAGAGATTGCCGCACATAAAGAGTTATCAACTTATAATCAAAAGCGTAAAGATCTAACTGATTTAGACAAAGCCATTGCTCGCAGTGAACAGGATCTTGCACGTGAAGTCAAAGGTATTGCTAACTTAACGGGTGATATTGCTACCTTACGTGAACATAAATGTAATACCTGTGGGCAAGATTTACATGATAGTAAACATGAAGAACTATTAGCAATTAAAGAAAGTAAACTTAAAGATGCGGAAACACAACAAGGAGTCCATGCTGGAGATTTAGAAGCACTGATCTTAGCAAAACAAGAATTGGGTGAGCTAGGTTCTATACCTAAAACATTTTATGACAACGAGGGTGATGCTATCCAACATCGTAGCAGTATCGCCAGCATACAAGAGCAGATAACTAGCAAGACAGCTGAAGAAGATCCCTATACTGAACAGATCGCAGATATGAAAGCAACTGCGCTTGCTGAGATCGATTATACTAAGATGAATGAACTTAGCCGCGTCAAAGATCATCAAGAATTCCTATACAAACTATTAACTAATAAAGATTCTTATATCCGTAAGAGAATCATCGATCAAAATCTGAGCTACTTGAACGCCAGACTGAGCCAATATCTTGACCGTATTGGCTTACCCCATACCGTGGTGTTTATGAATGACCTGAGTGTAAACATCACTGAACTAGGACGTGAACTAGACTTTGATAATTTGTCAAGAGGTGAGCGCAATAGACTTATACTTTCACTGTCATGGAGCTTCCGTGATGTGTGGGAAAGTTTATATCAACCTATTAACTTGTTATTCATTGATGAATTGATTGATTCGGGCATGGATGCGTCGGGTGTAGAGAATGCCATGGCTATTCTTAAGAAGATGAGCCGTGATGCACACAAATCAATTTGGTTAGTATCACATAGAGATGAGCTAGGTGGTCGTGTAAATAATGTATTAACCGTTGTCAAAGAAAACGGCTTTACTAGTTACAATACCGATGTTGAGATTATCTAATGTTTGACTATTCTGTTATTGATGAATATCAAATTGAAATTACAACCAATTGTAACGCAGCTTGCCCGCAGTGTCCTCGCAACATCAATGGTGGTAAGGTTAATCCGCATTTACCTGTAGTTTATTTAGATCGGCAGACTATTGATCATGCTTTTCCTGTAGAACTAGTTAGTAGATTACGACAAGTATTTTTTTGTGGCAGTTATGGTGATCCCATTGCACACCCTGACTTCTTAGACATACTTAGAGATTTCCGTAATAAGAGTCCTACTGTATGGTTGTATTTACATACCAATGGTGGTATACGCAGTCCCGAGTGGTGGGCAGAATTAGCTATTATACTAAACGGATATGGTAAAATAGATTTTCGTATCGATGGATTAGAAGATACCAATCATTTATATAGACGCAATGTCGGTTGGAATAAAGTTATGGCTAATACCCGTGCATTTATATCGGCAGGTGGGAAGGCACAGTGGAACTATATTGTATTTCGTCACAATGAGCATCAAGTCGAGCAAGCTAAACAGTTAAGTCGAGATATGGGATTTGAATCGTTCTTGCCTCGTAACACAGGTAGATTTTTTAATCACGCCCTAGTAGAAGAAATGACTGTGTGGCCTGCACCCGGATATACATTAGAACCACCAGTTAATCCACAATATAAAAATCGTTCAATGATTAGGTTGACAGAACTTAAGAACGAGTACAATAATATAAAAGACTACTTTGATTCTACAGAAATACGTTGTGATGCATTGTTAGGAAAGAAAGTAGCAATAACAGGTGAAGGACTGGTCATGCCGTGTAACTTCTTTACACATAATCTATATGATAAGAGATTTCATGACGCAGATACCTTACCCGGACACAATGAATTAAGTAATGTAAATGGTAAAAATCAAATACAAGAATTAATTAAACAATATGGTCGCAACAATTTAGATATACACTTTAATTCATTGCAAGATATATTTGCTAATGGATTTTGGCAACATATCGTTGATAGTTGGAGCAAAGATTTAGACAATGGTAGGATATTTGAGTGCGCCATGACTTGTGGTAGTAAATTATCCAAGGTATGGGATCAAGGGGGCAGTATAAGATGAAAATGCTAGTAACAGGTGGTAATCGTGGACTAGGATTAACTTTGGTTAATCATTTTTCTGCAGATTCTATAAGTCGTGTAGATGGATTAGATATTACTAAAGATACCAAAGCAATAGCAGAAAAATCATTAGACTATGATGTGTTTATTAACAATGCTTTTGATGGACCACCGCAAGAAGAATGGGCTAACTTTGGACAAGTACAGGTATTACATGATGTCTATACGGCATGGAAAACTAATAACAAAAAAGGATATATAATTAACATTGGCAGTGTTGGTGAGCGCACTATTATTGCTCCAGAACCTAGTTTTGAAACCTATCGTGTTGCTAAAGCCGCACTAAAACATGCTAGCCTACAGTCAAGCCGAGCATTCAAGGATAATTTAGTACAGTTTAAAACTACATTGTTGACCTTAGATCGTCTAGATACAGAACTTACAAGAAGTCGTGCCAGCTGGACTGGCAACGGAGTCGATTGTAATAATGTTTGCGATCAAATCGCAATGATTTTGTCTTTAAATTCTAATTCTTGTATTGAAGAAATAGTGACCTCTGTTAATTTTAACTTTAGTAATTAATGTTAAAACTAAATGATCAAAAAATTCAAGTTCTACATTTAGAGCCCACTGATGCCTGTAATGCTGCGTGCCCGCAGTGTTTACGAGAAACAGATATAACGTTTGATAAAAATGATCTACATCATCTAACTGTAGAACAAATTAAGTCTATCGTTGATGTGGATACTATTAAAAATTTAAATAAGATGTTTATGTGTGGTACCTATGGTGATCCCGCGGCGGGTAAACATACATTAGAAATTTATAGATATTTTCGTAGTATAAATCCCACAATAACATTAGGTATGAATACCAATGGCGGGCTGCGTAATACAAGTTGGTGGCAAGAACTAGCTGACCTATTAAATCAACCTAGAGATTATGTAGTGTTTAGTATTGATGGGCTCGAAGATACTAATCATATCTACAGAGTAAATGTTAAATGGACTAAAGTTTTAGAAAATACCCAAGCATTTATTCGTGCCGGTGGAATTGCACATTGGGAAATGTTGGTATTTGAACACAATCAACATCAGATTGACTTAGCACAACAGACAGCAAAAGATATGGGATTTAAATGGTTTCGTGCTAAAGTTAGTAAAAGATTTAAAACACACCCTATAGAATTTTTAAAGCCACCGGTAGCATGGAAGGACCCAAATGTAAATGAAGGAGAGATTGACTGTCAGGCGATTAAAGAATCTAGTCTTTATATATCAGCCAAGGGTATAATATATCCTTGTTGCTGGTTGGGTCCAAGTGAGAATTCTATCGATAAGTTTGATAGTATACAAAAATCTTGGGCTAGTACTGCGCCAAATAATATTTGTGTAGCAACCTGCACTAAAAATGTTTTTGGAACTAGTTTCACTAATCAATGGCAAAGAGAAGTAGAATTTCAATTTGCATAGTAGATAAAATAAATTAAACTATATAAGATATAGAAGGAGAAAAACATGGCAGGTGGAGCAACAGCAAGAGTACATCCAGGTAAAAGGAAAGCTAACCCAATGTTAACACGTAATGGTAAAACCAGACTGGGCCCATTGAATGTCGCACAATTAACAGCGATGTTAGATAAAACACAACGTAAGAAAGATAAAGCAAAACTCTCTAGAGAAATCGCTAGGAAACAAGCAAGATTAGCAGTATAATTTTAAAAAGGAAAAGTAAACATGGCAATTCATGATGATATTTTAGCAGCAGTTGAACTATACAAAGCAGAATCAGAAAAATTTGAAGGCAAGGGAGTTAAAGCTTCAGCGGCACGTGCTCGTGGCGCATTAGGTGATCTAGCTAAATTAGCAAAAGCCAGACGTGCAGAAATCCAAGAGAAGAAAAACGCACTAGGTTCTAAATAAATATCTCTATGTCATATGATTATCCTTGGACTTATCTCGGTAAAACTTTTGAGTCTGAGGATATCGCTGACAACTATGGTTTTATCTACAGAATAACAAATACCACAAATGGCTTTGATTATATAGGCCGCAAATATTTTACTACCATCAAAAAGA